CCGTTCCCGCAGTTACCGCAATATCCCCCGCAACACAAGCTTCTTGCTCAGTCACGGTGACAGTTTGACTACCGCCAACTCCTGATATATCAACTGCTAACTGTTCTAATCTTTCAAGAGTAGATCCATTTGAGTTACCAACTACATTTGAACTATCAAAAACATTATCAGAATCATCTCTACCAATTGCAACAAGACTTTCGTGCATTACAACGATCTTATCATTTTCTTCTACATTAGCCCCAAATGCATCACAAGTAAAAGTTCCTGAAGAACTGACATAATCTGTTATTTTTCTTACCTGTGTTTCAGGTGCATTTCCAACAGAATTAGCATTCAGCAGAATTTGTATGTAGAACTTATTATTAAAATAGTCATTCCCGAATCCAGCAAGATCAGCACAGACTATCACTGTTGTACTTGCTCCCATTCCTGAAGGACAAGTACCATATCTTATTCCAAGTCCTTCTGCTATTAATCCTGTCAGTATTTCTGCCCCTGCCATTTAATAACTCCTTATGATAATGTGCGCCCTATTGCTGTGACATTATATCCAGTATATGTGAACACTTCTGTCTGAGTAATATTCATTTCTCCTGCATTGAATACCCATGCTATTTGTGTTACTTTCCAGCCTGTATATGTAAAAGTTGCAACGAGAGTAATATCAAACCCAGCATCTCCTGCTGGTGAATTGTCAGTGATTGTAATTGTATTAATTTTATTACCTGTATATGCAATAACATAATCTATATCATGAGTAGGAATACCTTCAGCAGCCGCCTTCATTTCAGCCATCATCGAATTGTATTGAACACCAAGTACAGTAGTCACGCCATCCGTTACTTTAGCTGTTTTCGTATATGCCATTATACTTTCCTTCTATACAAAAGTAATTGTGATTTCCATTGTCAAAGTTTCTGATGAACTCTTCGTCTCTGAAAATAAAGCATGATTGAACATTGTCCCACTATCTGCCGATCCTGATGCTGCCTCACCAAACAAAGCCCATTCTTCCAACGATCCATTTGCTTCAGTTACTCCAAAAAATCCACTGATGGAAACAACAGCCCCAGATGCGGATATTGCTGTTACTGTATTTCTATCAAGTTCAGTCCCCAAAGTTGTATCACCAACCACTGGGGCAGTATTATTAGTACCCACTGCGACATAGGTTATATTACAATCATTCCCTACTTGTGCGAGTCTTTTTGCTATCATATTCAATCCAGTTGTGACCATAATATTATCAAATTCACAAGTCCTTATAATTCCTGTATGTACATTTCGAAAAGTTAATTCCCAGTGGCAGTTCATTTTAAATTCTATTTTTGCTTTTATCCCCATGTTGTCATCCCCCATTTTGGTACGCCCCATTTTATAGGATGTGCCGCAAGTGTTACTGCTGTAAGGCTGTCTGTACTTGTAATTGTTTCAGATAATATTTTCAGAACATCAACTATTTCATCTGCTCTTAATTTGAGTCGGCTAAATTCTTTCACTATCGCAAGCAAAAAATCTTTTAATTCATAAAGAGTTGAGGCAAACGTGACTGTATAAAGTTCATCATTTGGCCCCGCTGCATTAATAGAAACTCTTTGTATTTGATAATTCCCATCAAATGTCTCATACCCAGGCACAGCAACTTCAACAAATTGACCAGCTATAAACCCACTTTCGTATGTCGTGAACTTTCCATTGATTGTAGCATTCCCAAACTGATTCACTTCAGCAGTTGCCCGGTCTTGAGCAATTGATGTGGAATCGATACTGTTATCTCTAATAATATCCTCATAAATCCCATCACCACCCTCTATTATTGCGATAGCCGTTTGTGAGGCGGTATTATCTGCCCTAACTATAATTGGTTTTCTAAAATTATAAGTTGCCTCCAATATATCTCCATCTCCTGGAGTAGCTGTTGGAGTTCCGTCCCCAGCCCTTATATATTTCTCACTTGAATTAAAGTAATATGCATAAGTTCCATCATCCGGATCCAGATAGTCAGTACCAATTGTTACTGGAACAGCTCCTCCACCCGTATTAATTGTCATAGAAAAGTTCGATGTATCATTATGTTTAATCGACCAGATTCTTTCTTCACCATCAGCAACCCACGTTTGATTTTTTGTTGCTGCTGATACCTCTGTCCCACCCCTAACATAAACTCTATTTCGAACTTGAGTATAATCCGGAACAATTTGAAAATTATTTATTGTAGTTACTACGGCAGTATCATTGATTACAAATGGAGCAGATCGGGATTCTTTTTCAAAAAAATGTATGTCTTTATTGCTATCGACATACCAATCCCATAAAAGTAAATCAGCCAATTGCTGTATTGCTTCAGTAACTGGAATATAATTGAATACTATTCTGGTGATTGTTCTACTCACTTCAACATTATTTGTCGTGAAACCAAATGCTGAATCCGTAAAACTGGAGACAAAATCAGCTATAATATAATCTGATTTTCGGCTTACATATGTTTCAATCACCAGTCGTTGATTTAATAATTTACTAAAATCCTGACATTCTACTTGATAGCTGTATTCACGAATAGATGAATCAATACTTATTCCCAACTTGGCTTGTTTTACAGATATAATTACACCTCCGAACAAAACTGTTCCTGATGTAGAGTTCAGATAACAAAAAACTTCTTGTCCGGCAAGAGGTACATTATCAGGAGCATGAAGAGTGAATGTGCAGGAATCTGGTTCATATGTAATAGCATTAACTATTGAAATACCTGAAGTATTTGTTTCTATTGCATTAACTGTGACAATTATACTCAATCTTTACCTCTTGAACTTAGTTTGCATTGCTAATTGTCGCATAACGGCATCACCAGCCCGCCTTGCAACTGTATCTATATCAAGCATTGAACTGATGTTATTTCCTGTGATAACAATCTGCATTCCCTGTCCTATATTTGTACTGTGCCTGGGATCCCGTCTTGTGATAACTTCCTCTCCTGAAAGTGCCTGTATTAATGTCTCTTTCCCCAGCATTCCTGGAATAATTCCACCTGCATGAAAACCTTTTATAGTATTTGCTTGATCAATCGACTGGAGTTCTCCTTGCCTATAAAGTGAGATGGCCTCTTTTCCTATAGCAACCATTTGTTCTGCGGTAGCTTTGGGAATTTTACCTTTGAACATTTTATCATTCATTAATTGATACATTAATGAATTACCAAAGCGATCAGTCAATTCTTTTCCTTGGATTCCCCATTGATCCGCCCAATGCGCAACCTCATTTCCCAATCTTACATTGGCAGCAGTCCATGTCGCAACATCGGTTTGAGCAGCCACTATTTTTGCATATTTTGAGGCAAGATGCTCCTCCTTTGCAGCCCCTTTGAGACTTCGTTGTTTTTGTGAAGTATGCTTCATTCCTAAGGATTCAGCAATTTTTTTCCCAGCGTAATAAGCACCAACCCCAACAGCGGCAATACCTCCTGTTGCAGCTATTATACCTGCACCACCAGCTAATACACTACCGATACCTGCCGCACCACTGCCCAAAGCTCCTAATCCACCTGAAATAGCACCGGATGCACCACCCCCACCTGAGAATATATTTGTAATTGTCTGTCCTATTCCAGATTTTAATAATTTCTCTTTAATTGTATCTAAAAAGGATTGTAATATATTTCCACTAATATCAACAAAAGCTGCTTCAAAAGTCCGCTCTAAAGACTCACCCATGAATTTAAAAACATCGCTGAATTTTCCCCCTTCTGATAAACTATCCACCCAAGCATCGCCCATCTCATCGATTCTATCACTAAAGTTCTGAGCAACTCCTTCAAATGCTTTATCAAAAAATCCAGGAATACTTTCTTTTTGTTCGGTATAGAATCCATCAAAACCAGTACCCAAAACATCTAAATGAGTGTCAAAATCTATCGCCTGCTGGTTCAAACTCTCTTTATTAAATTGAATCCCAGCTCCTTTTATCATTTTGAACTGTTCTTCTTTAAACTCTGTCCGTTTTTCATCTTCTTTTCCTATTACTTCTGTTGCTGCAATTTCTCTATCTTCTATAATTTTTGTTTCTTCATCATGTTTCTCCCTATTATCCTCCATATTTTGAGCAAAAGCATCTTTCATTCCTGCCCATTTACCTTTAATACCTTCTGCAGCATCTTCCCCTGTTTTACCTATATCTGCCCATAAATCCCCAGCTTCAGGAAGTTCAACTCCTAATTTATCGAGAAGCCATCTAAAACTACTATATATTCTTCCAATTACCCCATTCTCGCCCGCAATAAAATTG